AATAGCCCACGCCATATGAGTGATTGGCCCGGAAGCCCAACTTGCACTAATTTTAGCCGGGACCCCTATGAGTTCAAATTGCCGACGCTTCTTTGACCAGCGGTAGGCTGCGCCGCCCGAGTTTCCGAAAATTAAATTGCACGTCAGTAGTGAATACTTCGACTCTTCTCCCTTGACTTCAGCGTCCAGAAAACCAACTGCGCCGTTTGTCATAAACGGAGGGTTGCCGAGACCTGCACCGACACAGGCAATTTCATCACCCAGATAAATCGGGGCCTTCTCGGGAATAAATCTGGCGACGTGCTCTATCGCCGTCTCCGTGTTCCTCGTCCGCAACAACGCTAGATCGTATGGGGTGCTGTAAGCCACAATATCAGCCCGTTGCCCACGGGTTCCGATATTGCGGGATAATCTGTTGTACTCAAACCATACCGCCTTAACAGTGTCCCGGGTTTCAATGTCAATTTTCTCGGGCTCCTCGCATTTTGGCGGTCCACTGCACCACACCTGGGTGATTTCAATACTGTTCTCGACAACGTGATGATTGGTCAAGATGTATGTGTGGATCTCGCCCTCATGCTCGCCGGAAAAAATAACCGTGCCGGAACCGGAACTAGACCCAAGACCGCTTTGCACAAGCACCACGGGGTAAATCATCTGCTCGTGTCGAGTTTTTGCGGTTGGATCTGCCGCCATCGGCGTAGTAAACGCCAGCAGGATAATCATCGCCGCCACGAGAATCTTCATGTCAAATGAGGCCTTTCTCCTTGAGAATGAAAGCTCCAATGCCAACAATCATTCCGGCGAGAACTACCCAGAAATTATTGGCAATCACGCCCGCACCAACAACCCCCAGACCAATAGCAGCATACGTGGAAGGCTCACGCATACGTCCCAGAACCCACTTTTTCATGGAAGACTCCTAATAATATTGTCGAACTCGTGGTGAATAAACAGGGTCGTCTTCTTCTTCATCACTGTCAAGACGAACAAAACCCCCTTTACGATATCTAATGAGAGCCATCGACATGGAATCACAGTAATCGTCATACTCCCCGTTCGGAAACGCCGCACACTCCTCAATAACCTCCTCGGAAAACCTGCGTTCCGGCGCCCAGACCTTCCCTGACTCAAACATCGGTGCCACCATGTGCATACGTGTATGCTTGTCGTTGCCCTTCGACGGCGTGTAGTTCACCACGGGAATACCCATCGTGCGCAATTCGTCCGTAAGCGGTGTCCCACTGGCCTTGGCCTCAATCAACACCATGTCCGGCTCCCAGTAATTATACTCCTCCAGTGCATTAGCCTTCAATTCCGGAAAATCCCAGCGCCCGCGCTTCGCATCCATGAGTATCAAATTGTCCGGACCACCCTCCTGGGGCTCGAATACACCCCAAGTGGTAATGGCCGAATAATCCGCCGTCTCCTTCTTCGAAAACGCCGTATCATAACTCTGCATAATGTAACTGACAGGAGGTATGGAATCCTTCTCCCACTTATTCCACCACTCCTTCTTGATAATCGCCCCCTCTTCCGCCGTGGGATTCTGCTGCCACTGCGCATTCCACTTGCTCAAAGACAACGAAGCCTTGACCTTGAGCAACTCGTCCTTGTTCCAGAATTCCGGCCAAAGGATGTTGCCACTCGGTAAAATAGCCGGAAACTCCACCAGATCCCACTGATCCGCCATCACGTCCGACGCCTGCGAGCGCATCAACTTGCCCGTCAAATCCTTCAATGACCACCGCGTCATCACAATGACAATCGATCCACCAGGCTGAAGCCGCTGGCGGGGACCGGAGGTATACCACTCGTAGGCATTCTCCATCGCACTGTCCGATAGCGCATCCTGCTCCGAATGCGGATCGTCAATAATCAGCAAATCAGCACCGCGGCCCGTAATGGCACCACCCACACCAGCCGCGTAATACTCACCACCCTGCCCCGTCTCCCAACGACCCGCCGCCTTCGAATCAGCCCTTAACTCAACCTCCGGAAATATCTCCTGGTAAATCTCCGTCCCCATTAAATTCCGTACCTTGCGGCCAAACCGCACAGCCAACTCAGCCGTATGCGTCGTCTGTATAATCTTTAACTCCGGAGTACGGCCAATTAACCACGCCGGCAACAAATAACTCGCAAATTCCGACTTGGTATGACGCGGCGGCATGTTGACAATAATCCGTGAACCGGGACTCACCGCCAGTTTCTCGAACTGCTCCGCTACCTGCTTGTGATGGGACCCCTCTATAAACCCGTCATACACATGCTTGGCAAACACCATAAAAGAATCCCGCGCACGATCCCGTATCGACAGCTTCCTGCGAGCCTCCTCCAAAGCCAGTATTTCCCGAACTACCTCGTCAGGCGCATTTAGCACGTTTCCACTCCAGATATTGCGCGGCCTCCTGGACATTCGCAAAGCATACAATAAACGCTGTCTCGGCTTCCGCCAGCGGATCCACTACCGCCGTAATCGCCTCGCCATACTGCTGCTGACCATGACCCAGTTTCTCCGCATACTGATCCGCGGTCTTGTAACCCCGTGCCCGCGCCGTCCAGTAAACCCTGTTCGTCCACTCATCCTCATGTTGAGCCAACGCCCAGTGATGACGGTGACCGGAAATATACAAGGAAGCCTCCTGGGTAAACTTGGCACGCTTCTGCTGCGCATGTAACGGATTCCACTGACTGTGCCCCGGCATGTCATGCGCCGCCCAAACCCGTAAAGAACGACCCTTCGGAAAACAAAACTCTATCCGAGCCTGCCAGTCAGCCGTCAGTGTACCAGGAACCTTGAGCCACTCAAGAGGATCCACATCATTCGGCAACCATAAATCATGGTTGCCCTTGATCAGTAAACACCAGTCCGTCGCCCGCAATAACCACTGTACCAATTGCCAGCCCTGACGGCCTGAAGTCTCCTGAGAGGCCCATAACGAAGCTAAACGACCCACCCAGTTGTTGCTCGCATCACCCAAAGATGCCGCATACATACCCTCCGTATCATTGATAGTAGCCAAATCCTCCCGTAACCGGGGCCAGTTGCAGCCATTGTCATCAACATGCGGGTCCCCCAAGAAACTTATCGCCAGGGGACCCGGCTCGTGAAACCTGACCGGGACCCACACCCGCTCCTGTAATGCCCGTTGGCGCGTCTCGTAACGCCTCGTTACATGGTCCACCAACTCCTCTATCGGCATGTCAGGAGAAGCCAGCGAAACCGGAACATGAGACACATCACGCTCCCAGGGAACCACATACCCCTCTTCACGGGCCTTGTTCAAACGACGATAATAAGTGCGGTAGCTTATGTCCAGATAATCTATAACACTCTTGACTACAGAAGGAACCCCAGTACCCCGGTCCGCTGACGTCGGGGAAGGATTCCCGTTTCTGTAAAAAGCCTCTACGGTCTCCGTAAACTTCCTGGTACGATCATCCACCTGTGCACCCCTCGCAGTTTTGAAAAAGAATATAATACCAAAGGATAAAATATATGAGCGATATAATATACTTAAAAGATAAAGCCGATAAAACCCAAGAACTCGAATGCCTCAACTGCGGCGCCACCACCTTCTATATCTTCCCGGATTCCATCGTTACCTGTCAAAAATGCAAGTTCCACATGGAACTCGGTGTATTCGGAGCCCTGTACCTGTCCGATCCCTCCAACGGAAATTAACCACGGTTATATGTTCAAAAGCCTACTTCTACTCGTCCTCTACACGAAGGCGGGCGGCGCCCGACTGTGGCGGTCCGGCGTTGGAAGCGGCCCCAACCTCGCGGGTTGTCGGAACCTTATTTCCCGACGGCTGACCGATCGGTTCGTCGCATTGCCTGGCGCCCGACGGCTGACCGATCGGTTCGTCGCATTGCCTGGCGCCCGACGGCTGACCGATCGGTTCGTCGCATTGCCGGCGACCAGGCGCCGGCTGATCGATCGGCGTTTTAAATTTGACATCATCCCATTAATAATGGTACTCTAGGACCGTCAATAACCGTAACAAAGGAGACCGAGAAGATGACTGATTCACTAAGCGAAGAATCAAAAAAAGCCGTTGAAGCCTTCGAAGCCTACGAAGGCCAGATCACAATAGAACTCAAAATGGAGGCGTTGAAAGGGAACACTATCTTCAAGGATTTATGGATTGGTAATGGCTGGTTGTCTAAAGATAAGAACGGCACAGTCAGCTTCACAACAGTCAAAGACTAATTCAACATCTTCGCCGCCCGGCTGTAACAGCCGGGCGGTAGAAAGGAAGGCTTAAGTCATGAACAGCTACTATGACAATTACCTGATAGACGGCGTGGGGTTCGCGGAACCCGGCAGCGGAAGCGCGTTAAGAGCAGCAACAAAAGATAGTCCGCGCAATTTGCCGTGTCCAACTTGTTGCGAACCTAACAGACTGACGAGGATAGACCAGGC